TAGTATTACCCGTGAGCCGCGACTCAACGACTCACAGCCAAAGGCAGGAACTGATAAGGACAAACGACTCAGGTATATAAGTAGCGCCCGTTGCCTAGCAACCGTCATACGATGGCTAACTACAGACGTAAGAAGAAGTACGGGCGCAGATATAGGCCCCGCCCACTAAGGGTGCGGCTATATAACCCCAAACGCAATAGATTACGCCGCACACAACGACGATTGAAAAACGACAAGTACTTTACCCGTTTTATGTCATGGACCTCTGTCGATGTAGATCCAAAAATCGGACAAGGATGGTACTTAGCACCAAACTACAAGTCGAACCCCGGCTTCCTCCAACTGGCCGAACAGTACAGCGAGTTCAAAATCCACAAGGTGGCAGCACGGATAACACCCGGACTGAACGAGACCTATCTAGCGGAACAAGGATTGAGATACGCATACTGCCCATGGCAACAGGACAACGGCGGATCCCCGAGCACCAACGACATAGTATCCAACGGGACGGACCTGACCTATGGCAAACTAATGAACGTCCCCTGGGCGAAAAGCAAACGGCTACATCAATCAGCAACGATAGTGTACAAACCAAAGTGCAATCAGGCAATCGCATTCGCCCCACGAACCAGCTCTGGCGCCAATGGAAACCAACGAGTAATCTCGTTCCCATGGGTGACAACGCAAGCAATGTCAATGGGTGCCCTTCCAGGCATGTCAGGCATCATGCTCGCTTTTGACCAGCAAGATCCCCTCTCTGTAATCGGAAAACCACTACGAGTCCAAGTGGAATTTTTCCTCTATGTAACCTTCCGTAAACGAAGGAACCCAATGTTACAAACACCAACACCCTTTGTAATGGATCAATAAAACTTTATTCCTTATCGCAATCTCCTTGACAATTAATTTCATGTGGTAATCCACTATGAGCGCTATAAAAGCAAACGACATCCAGACGTCGTGTAAGAGCCTTTAATTGCTCCCCTTTGAACCACTCGCCTCGCCACCACTGCGACGGCGCTTGGTTACTGGTGATAACGATGCGCTTTGAGGTGAACTCAGCAAACCCCCCTTTGACTTCCACACGGCAGGGATATCTATCAGCGATTCGCAGGAACTCGTCGAAGCTGAGCCATCCATAAAAGTCGTCGATGATAACGTTATCTTGGTTGGCGTAACCATCCCACCACTTGCCTCTCGGCTTATAGTAGGTCGATTCTGATCCACATAACTCTGCCGCGCGACGAGACTTGCCGGTGCCAGAGGCTCCATAGAACACAAGCACCTCTGAAACAAGAACCAGAAGACTTAGAATCATCCACCTGACTGTTAATAAAAGATTGGCCCGGAATCGCGAGAGCGATTCCGGTATGCTCCGCGCAGCGGCCCACTTACCAGTCTTAAAATCTCTGGGTTTGACGACTCCAAGAATAAGGCTAAGCTCTCTAAGGCCTCTGTGGTGACGGACAAAAATTGAGGGGTAATCGGCTGCGACTTGAGCCAGTCGTACTCCATCTTTAAGCATTTGGCACACCAGTTCAAGAGATGACTGTGACGCAATAACGAGGTCCCCCACCGTTTCGTAATCTCCGGACTTCGCACAATAGTCATGATTCTGCTTAGGAGAGCCTTTTGAACCTTCAAGGTGTCCACGGCCTCCAAGGATCGCCCGTACAGTGTTGAATCGTTGCTTCGTTTTGAACTTAAAATAACCTTGCAGATGTGGAGTTCCAGTTTCAGGAGCGATCTCTCTACCCCAGATAGCGTAGTCGAACAGGTGTTCATGCTGACGAATTCTCTCGATGTCTTCACTCGTATAGTTGTTAAGAGTCCAAGAGTAACACTTGCGCTGCATTGTTATAACGTAGCTCCGCGCAGCGGCCTTATAAGCGGCTCACGGCT